TTGGCATAAATTGCTCTACACCAGCCTCACCAACTAGATATGGTTTTCCTTTTGTAACAGGGCCACCATATTCTCTTGGTTCAATAGCATCACTCTCTCCATCCTCATATCCTTGTTTATATCCTAATTTAAATCCTTCATTTTTTCCTTCTTCTATCCCCTCATCTTTTCCTTGTTGCAATCCCTTTTCAAATCCAGTTTGAAAAAATTTAACAGTATTAACCATCTTTTGTTCTTTCTCAATCAATCTTTGTTCTTTTAAAAGAACTCTTTTTTCAATTGAATTTAATCTATTTTCTTTCGAGACTACTCTCGGAAACATGTTTTTGGAATTGATTCTCATTTTATGCTACCGATAGAAATGGATTTGATATCACATCTATAAAAGGTATGTCACTCTCTGTATCTGATATTTCATTTGTTCCTACGCTTGAATTATCAAATGGCGCTGATGTTTGAGCTAATTCTGGATTACCACCAGTATCACCGATTGGTGGTAAAGTTATACTACTAAGATCCTCCTCTGGTAATGTTAAATCCTCAATGCCAAAGTCACTCATTTTATTTTTTATTCTTGATCCTAGTTCTCCGACTGATATAAATCCATCACCATCTAGATCAAGTCCAGAATTTCTTTCATATCTAGCTCTGATAGTAGAGTTAATTTTTTCACCATCATCAAACTGATCTCCTGATCCCAATAACTGAAAATCTGGCCCTCTATCAGCATATGAAGGCATGAACACTGATCCGTACAACTGAGATGTGGTTGCATTCTTAGGTAGATTTTTTGATAGGTATCGATCAATTAATGGTAACTGATCGACCAAACTCATTTTCCTTATGTCATCCACACTTGTTCCAAACTCTTTTGCAATTTCTGGTTTGAATTGTATCAATCCACCAGCTCCACTGGTTTCATTCAATGCGTCTCCCTTAAAACTAGACTCTGATGCAATCAATCCCAATAGTTCTGCTGCCTTAATATTATGTTTATCAGCTATCTTTTGTATTCCACTCAAAAATTGTTTATTACCACCTATCAAATCTTTTGATCTCCCACTCAACTTAAATGTTTTATCTTTTAAAACGTCATTTGGAATTATTGTTCCCGATGTTTTTGGAATAAAAACTTCAGGCCCTCCTTCACCCACCAAGGCTGGTTTGTTAATTGGAGGATCTCCACCCTCTTCAAACCCAGTTAAAGTCCCAAGAGCAGTTAATCCAAAAGCTAATCCAGCAGTTATTAATCCCCCTTGATTCTCTCTAACAACATTAGCAGCTCCCTTTCTTAGAGAATCTAGAAAAGTTTTATCTTTCTGATCTTCTAAACCTTTCTCCTGTTCATCAGCTCTTTTTTGTAATTGATCTTCTTGTTTTGCCGTTTGTTGTTCTCTCTGTTCAAGTTGTTTCTCTCTATTTTCTTGTTGTATTATAAAATAATTTGTAATGTTTGATATATCCTCCTCCATTATCTGAATACTCTCTTGTATTCCTTTCACTAATTCATCATTGGCCTTAATTGTTAAAAGATTTTCTTGAGATGTGGTCAAGGCACGTCCAGCCACATCTTGAATCGTTATAATTGATTCAAACAAATTAGCAGCTGTAATTTTCTTCGGTTTTGGCGCCTCTTCATCCATAAGAATTTTCTCTTTGTTGTCTCTTCAGATTTTCAGCTTCAATATAATTCTTGAGTAGAGTCAAGTAAAT